AGGTTACCTGCAAGTGTTTGACCTGCTGCTGTAGTAATCCCAATTAACGCTCTGTGTACAAATATCTTTGATGGTGTTACCAGATCATCAGGTGCATCTACGTTTAATGTTCCTAATTCTACAAGACAGTCACCGTCTGCATATGCGGTTGACGCAGCATTTGTACTCGCAAGAGTTCCTGCGAACGACTGTATCTTCCTAGTACCCATAGATATAAGTTGCCCTGTTGAATTAACAGAAAAACCTGTCTCCGTTATAGTACCTGAAGTTGCGTTTTGATTTATTGTTTTAAATCCACCAGTTGATCTAACTGGTCCTGAAAAAGTTGTATTGCCCATGATTATCTCCTTGTCGTGGCAAATGTCAGCTTACGCTGTCAAGGTGAAATTAAAAGGGGGCGATTTCTCGCCCCCAAGGTTTACTAGCTTACGCGGCTCCTGTTGTTCCGAAAATTCCAAGAGGATCAGACACACCGAAAGAATATCTTTCTCTCGCTTTGTATCTTACGTTTCCTGTGTTGAAATCACCGTCCATACCAGTTGCCATAGGAGTTCTAACGAAATGCTTCATTCCGTTAGGAACATCTGTGATTAAGAAGAAAGCATCGGTATCTGTTAGATAATGATTAACTCTAAAGCCCTCTGGAATAGACCCATTAGACTTGATAGCGTTTAGATCGTTATCAGCAGTTCCTGTTCTCAAATCTGTTTGCAACAATCTTGTTGCTGTAAACATCAATGCAGGAGGTACGATTAGCTTCCTTGGTTTTGCTGCAATCAACAGTCCTCTTTCATCTACAAACGCTGCAATATCGATTACTGCTTGCTCAAGAGATGTTTCGTTGAGGTCTGATGCTGTTGACAGTTGATTTCTATTGTTACCGCCTGCCACTGTTGGGTGGGCTGAACTAAATAAAAATGCACCATCACCAGATGTGAAAGTATCAAAACCAGTGTTTAGAAGTGCCGCTGCCTTGGTTTGCTTTGTGTAAGCCATACCTCTTGCAAGAGCCTTTGTATAACGTGCTGATAGGCTGTCATACAAATTGTCTTCCATAGCTTCCTCTGTAATAGAGAAACCCATAGCCACTGTCTCGTGATTGTATCGAGAAGTGAATGACTCTTGGGCAGTGTCATATGAAATGGACGCACCTTCCTGCTTAACAGGAGCTGCACCAAACCCACTGAGCTTTACTTCTTCTTCGAAACTTCTATCGGAGTTCTCAGTTTCATAAATCTCTGCGTGTTCATTTTCATAGTTTTCATACTCTAGTCCGAACAATGCGTTAAGACCAGGTAGTAGCTCTTTTAAGAGCTGCGCTCTACTTATAACCGCCATGATTAACCACCTCCTGGTGCATTGCCAGACACTACGCCTATGCCTAATTGATGCCCTGTGTTGAATTTACAAAGCATTATAGGAAAGTTTGACCCTCTTTCGTCACCATCGTGACCTCCAAGAAAATCAACTATTCTCACAGGAAGAGCGGCTGTAACTGCTGTTGTGCTAATATCTAAACTAACACGAGATATTCCAAGCGTAGCATTTGATGCTGTTTGCTCTAACTCTACGTTAGCACCAAGATCATCATCATTTACTGTGCCATCTGCTTGCACTGCAAACAGAATATTTGGATCATCTGCAACATAAGCCATACCTTCAGTATGAGCTGCGCCTGACCATTGTTGTGAAAATGTAAGCTGTTTAGTGCTTACATCGATGAAACGACATCCTAGAAAAATACCAATAGGTGTACAAGCACTTGTGCCTGTATCTTTCTGGATGGTAGTAGCGGAGCCACCGTCAGTTAGCTTGACGATATCTCCATAACATATCCTTGTGGACTCAGATGATAGGATAGGATATTGACGAAAACCACCAGTGTATTCGCCACCCAAAGTTCCTACGGGTCTCAATCCAAAAGGAGAAGATACGCTAGACATTTGTCTACCTCCATTAAGTTGTACGGGTGCTTCGTTCTGGCTTCAGAACTGGCATCCGTGGATCATTAGTTCTCAAGTAAGAATTATCAACACTTTCGATTTGTCTTGCAGACTGCTCTCTATGATACTTCTTACGGGCTTCTACATTTTCGATTGCGTTGCTACATAATAGTAACCCACCAACCTCTACATTTTCTTTCCACTTAGAGTCGATATCAGACATAATGTGCAACTCTGGAAAGTCTTTGGCTAATACTGGAGTCCAACCTTCACGAAATTTTGATGATACATTAGGGGTATTAGATTGACCCATAACTGATGTTGCAATCCAACGGAATTTAACTCCTTCTCTTGGATTGGGAGTAGGTAAAAGAGAAGGTCTTTCCCACTGCTTTGTTTTCATCTGCTTTTCACGGCTTTGCGTGTCTCTTGGTTCTCTATCAGCCATCTTGTTGTTCCTTCATTAACTGCGCTGCATACTGCTCATTGCTGAGTCCAAGTCGCTTTGCGAGTGCTACTTGGGTTCTTGTTAGACGCACTGTGCGTGATTTTTTCCCGTTTCTTTCAACGGGGGCTACCACGTTGCCATTTTGTAGTTCAGGTGCCTCTTGCTGAACCTCAAACTTTTCAGGGAATATTTTTCTCATTCCCTCATCTATTCCTTTATAATACTCTTCTGAGCCTGGCACAACACCTTTTTGTTGTAAATCACTATGTAAACCCATAGCCGTTCCTCTCATTACAGAGTCTTTTTCAAACCAATCATTGTTTTTTTGCCAATCTAAATCTCTTTGTGAAAGTTTTGGTGCTTGACGTTTTGGTGCTTGATCCTCCACTTCTTGAGGTTTAGGCTTGTATTCATCAACTCTAAATTTTTCATTATGAAGTTTAGATAGTTTTTCCTGAGCTTCTATTAGCTTATCAGGATCACCTGACTCATAAGCTTCCTTATAGTCGCTTTTTGCTTTATCTAATTCAGCACCAACTCTACCTTTAGCTTGATCTATTAGCATACTTTCTCCATCAGCTAATGTCTTTCTCAGGCTTTCGTTGTCTTTTTTTAATTTTTCTGCATATTTTATAGCTTCTTCTTGAAGCCTATTAGCTTCTTCTTTTGCTCTTCGTTCTTCGTGAAATTCATACTTTAACTTTGATATTCTCTTTTGAACACCTTCACTATAGTTTTTGACCTCGTCTTCATTATCGCTTTCAGGATTACTATCCACAGTTTCTTTTCTTTTTGGAACTCGGTCTTTTTCTGGAGTGTCATCAATTATCTCTACTTCAAAATCATCTTGCTCGACTACTTCATTGCTGTCTTCGATGTTTTCTTCTATTTTTTCTGCTACATCATTCATATTCTTTTATATCCTCTTGGGTCTTCGACAACGGCTTCAACTGTGTCATCATTAATTAATCTAAACTCTTGTTGGTGTATTTTAAATCTAGTGCCTGAGTATGACCTAAATATTACAAAGTCACCTTTCTTACACCAAGGTCCTGTTGGAAATTTTTCTTTATCATTATAAGCGTCAGGACCCATAGCAACGACCCAACCTATTATTGATGCTATACCTTCAGCGTCTCTTAGTGAATCAGGCATATACACACCACCTTCGGTTTTCTCGTCTACTTGTACTGGGGATATTAAAAGTTTGTAGCCCTTTGGTTCGGGCATTTTAGAAGCGATCTTTTCATCATCTTCTTTTTTTATAGCTTGATACATTTTTACCTCATGCAGTGATTAAGGATCACAGTTCCTTGCGTTGAAAACGAAAAGTTACATATAACTTTTTTTAATCATTAATGTATCTCTTTTCGATGTCAAGTATATCTTCATGTATTTTATTAAGGCATCTGTACTCACCAACCATGCTAGAGTAATCTTCCATAGTTTTAGCACCACCAGAAGTTAAGTGGATTTTTATATCTTCTTTATACTCTAAAATTTTAGTTAAAAGAGGTGCGTAGATGCTTTCACTACTCATCTACAAACTCTCTAGCAAGGTCTATACCCTCTTGTATTCCTTGTTTTATTTGATCTCTCTTATTTTTTTGTTCATCTGATATTGCTTTTGTAGCTACTTTAGCAACTTCTATTTTCTGATCTTTATCTTTTTGTTCAGCGTCTACTTTTAGTTTAGCTATATCCATTTCTTTCTTATGAGCAAACTCGGCTTCTTTTAGAGCCATTTCTTTTTGCTGTAACACTGTAAGTGGGTTTTGCTGTGCTTCTTTTGCTTGTTGATCAGCTACCTCTGATTTGCTGTTGTTCAATACTTTTTCTGATGCTTTAGCAACTAATTTAGATAGTTGCTCTTCTACGTTATCTGGTATTGGTTTATCTTCATCTGGTAGAGATGTTCCTAACTGCAACTCCATTTCTTTCCTGTACTGGAATGCAACGTGTTCTGTTATGTGAGCCGCCATAGAGTTCTGTATAGCTGCGGCAAATGGCGATTGACCTATGATTTGTGCTATCTTTGGGTCTTCAGCAGCAGCTTTATGAACTGCTATATGTGCCTCGTGATCCTGATACTTAAATGCTTTTACTGGCTCTTGCTTCATTATAGCCATATTTTCAGCCACAGGGTCTTTTGGCTTTATATCTTCTGGTAGTTTTATAATATCGTCAGCATCTTGTATGCCTAAAACTTCTAGCATTTGCCTATGTAATTTGCCCATATCGTATAACTGTGGTGCCTGTTGAGCTAACTGTAAGGCTGATTGATATTGCGTTACTCTCTGTGCCATAGTGGATGCATTGGGATCAGATACTGGTATTACATCAATTCTGCCATCAAAGTCTTTTGTCCTAGAAAAGTCTCCCTCTATTTCATAGGAGTAATCTGATGGCATGAAATCGTGTATACACTTTGCTAATATTCTTAATTCTTTTTTTAGAGATGCGTGAAGTCTAGACTGAACACCAGACATAACTTTCATCGATCTTTCTAATAAAGCAAGAGTCGTACCCACTGGAGCGTTAGGGTTCATATTACCTACTTGTACATCGGCTATCGACCCAATTCTTCTTCCCTCTTCGACAATATTTCCCAACAACTGGTATAATACTGAGGATGGTTCTTTATAAGGTATAAACGTAATGGAATCTCG